ATAGAAAAGATTTCTTTGCAAGAGAAATGAAAATAAATTATAACATTCCTCCTCATACAGATAGCTACGTGTATGCTACTATAAATTTTTATGTCAAAGCCGTTGATTGCCAAACAAATTTCTTTAAGAAAGTAGATGCTAGCCTAGGAGTTAAAATGACTACTCAAACTACTGGCAGGACATTTAAAGAAGAAAATTTAGAACACGCTGGAAGTTTTGTAGCAGAATCCGGAGATGCTTGGTTATTGGATGTGTCTAGCCCACACAGCGTTAAGAATCTAAAATCCAGTACTGTTGACAGAGTTGCTCTGGTATTACAATCAAGTAACTATACCTTTGATCAGGTACACAGTATGTTGCAAGAAACTGGTTACATCGACGATTAGATTATAAATTCCTGAAATCTAAGTTTCGCTTCTGCCATAGTAAGTCTTTTTTTTGTTATTAAATCAACCAATACCACAGTAATGCATAAACGATCTTCTTTTGTAGTAGTTACATTATGCGGACATCCCGCTTGCACTAAACTAGGATAACTTAATGGGCTACTTTCCGCCAAGTCGACCATATCTGGTCTCCATGGTATATATTGGGTATTGATCGGTGTTTTTTCTACTACGGCTGGCGCAGAAGATGTTTCTTTTACTTTATACCAATGCATTAGACTGCCATGGCCGCCGTATATAAAATTTATTTTAACGTAATCACCTCCCATGCAATCTGTGTGGATTCCTTGTTTACTTAGGTTGGCATACGGACGAGAATAAAATGATTCCATGTACCAAATTTGTATACCAAGATTTTTTAAAAAATTAATAAAATCAGGATTTATATTTTCATGATCAATGGGAGTTTGATATTTCTTTTTCAACTCGAGGTGATCTATGGTCGCTGGATTAATATTTAAATTTAAATATACGCAATAATCGGACATAATTATATTTAGTCGTCGTTTGACTCGAACATCAAAGTATAGTATAATACAAACAAAGGAAAAATAATGCCATGGATTGAAAACGTAGCCGCAGATGATATCCCAAAAAGATTCCATCACGAGCCTGGTGAGAACAGTATGCTGATCAGTATTGTCGATCCAGCAAGCTGGAGACCTATACCTGCTCACAAGTTTAAAGAACAGCATAATTTTGAGTTCCTTGACATTGAAAAGAATGACTTTGCATTAGATGAAGCCATGCGTTGTAGCCAAGAGCAGGCCAATGAATTGGTAAGACTACTGCAACACGCCAAGCTCAATAGAATGAATGTTGTCGTTCATTGCTATGCAGGCATTTGTCGTAGTGGCGCGGTCTGCGAAGTCGGAGTGATGATGGGTTTTGAAGATACTGGACGATTCCGTAGCCCTAACTTACTTGTCAAGCATCGCATGATGAAAGCACTGGGATGGACTTATGATGAAGATGAAAAGCCCAACATTGATGATTGGCGAACTTTTAAAAATAATATATAAAGTTAGTAGTTCGGATCTTTTCGGACATAATTTATTATAAATATATTACATGAATGTGTATTTAAATATTGGAGAATTATATGTATGATCAACTAAAAACTTTGGTAGAAAAAAGAAAAACTCCACGTTTAGTAGAAACTGATAATATATCTGAAGAAAATATTCAAAAAATTCTAGATATTGCAAAATTAGCACCCTCTCTTGATCAAAATTATGGATATAAAATCCATGCGTTAACTAATAGTACAGCCGGTATAGAAAAAAAAGAAGCTTTGTTAAAATATTATAGATGTATGAATGGCGACGGCACACATCCAAAAATAACAGATCCGTATAGTGGCAGAGAAATGATACAACCAATTTTAAGTGGATTAAGTTTGGTATTTGTAGTTACGCCTAAACGAGCTGTTACTATGAAGACCAATGGTATAGATACTTTGATTTTTTGTATCAGGGATGCAATGATATCGGCAACTTATGCCATGATGGCCGCAGAAAGCCTTGGCTTCAAAGCAGGAGTGTTTGGTAATGTAGATAATAACGGTTTAGAACATTACCCCAGCGCAACAGCATTGTTCAGTGATGCACCCGGAGCTAGAATTATATTAACAGTTACAGTGGCTAATAAACTAGTTTCCATTCCAGAAGTTGATGAGAATGGCCGGCATTGGTTTGATTACAAAGGAGAACGTCCTTATGTTTTACCCAATAAACACCAACAGAAAACTGTAATGCCCGAAGTTATCATGACATGATACCTTTTAAATATATATCAATTAAAGAACATCAACTAATTTCTGATAAGTTATATGATTATGTTTTACATCACACTGATGTATTAAAAAACGCATCTCCTTGGACTACTTTAAAAAAGGATGATGTTTTAAAATTTGTTCCTGAGTTAGCAGTTGAATTAAGAAAAATAGTCGATGCAGATATAGAAATGATTTCTATAATACATAGAAAGCCCAAAGTTTACGGGGGTGTACACATAGACTCTGGTGGCCTTATTAGGATGTTATTTCCGGTTAGAAATTGTGCAGGATCTTATACTAAGTTTTTTGATTTGAACGGAAACAGTGTCATCGAAAAAAAAGGCAATGAAGGAGACACATTCTTTGCTATAAGCCAATATGACGCAGTCAATGACTGTATTATTGGAAACGGAAATCCGTTAAAGGAAATTTGTGCAGCCGAATTAATTTCCCCAATCGTGTTTGATTCAGGAATAGCCCACGGTGTGTACACAAATCCCGATTGTCTAGGACCCCGGCTAACTGCCACCATTGCGTTCACCAAAGATATAAAATATTTACTACAATAATAACTTATTGCATGTAATTGTTTTTCAATAATATTGACATATATCAGTGTATATGTTAAAATACAAATTCAAATGAAAGGAGCAATATATGCCCAGTGTATTTTTAGTCAGCGACACGCATTTCGGTCACACCGGAGTATGTCGCTTCACACGCAACGACGGAGTTACAAAACTTCGCCCATGGGACGATGCCGACGAAATGGACGAAGAAATGATCCGTCGTTGGAATGACAGCGTTCGACCCAACGACAAAGTTTATCACCTGGGCGATGTTGTCATTAACCGTAAGTCATTGAAAACTCTTGCTCGTCTAAACGGCGACAAGGTGCTAATTCGTGGCAACCACGACATCTTTCGAGATGACGAGTATAGAGAATACTTTCGAGAACTACGTGCTTACCATGTTATGAACGGAATGATACTTAGCCATATTCCTGTACACAGTGATAGCTTAGGTCGTTTTGGCACTAACATTCACGGACACTTACACGCAAATCGTGTACGTAAGGCCCGCGGAGTCGATGCACGTACCGGAGAAATCTTATACAGTGACGAACCGGATGTACGCTATCATTGTGTTTGTGTAGAGCAAACTGACTTTGCTCCTATCTTATTTGAAGATGTTATCAAACGTATTGAAGAAGAAGGCGGAAGTGTAGGTTTTAAAAACGGCAATAATACTATTACATAATAGTATTATACAATTTTACTTGAAAGAAATATTAAAATGAAATATCTAATTAGTTTACTAATGTTTTTAATTAGTGGATGTGTCAGTGTTAATTCGTCTGGTATGTCTAGGCAGACTGTAGATTCAACAACAGTTGACATTATTATTACTAACAATAATGGCCCTACAATACTATACATTCCTGGGTGTAATGGATTAGATAAATCAGGCAAACAGTATCAGCAATATCATTTGAAAAAATTCCAAGAAGTATGGCCCAGCGCCAACATTGTCATATCGCAGTATGTGAATGACTATACTAAAGGTGAAACTGGCGGGAAGTGTGATTGGTCTGATGATAATGTCAAACTTATTGGAAAACAAATTAGTAATCAAGCCGAACATACTCAGAAACTTGGAGATTGGATCAAAACACAGCCGTGGTCCAATGGTGATGTTCATTTGTTCGGATTTAGTTATGGCGGCGCTGTTGGTTTATGGGCACCTGCTCATAACCGCTCTACTGTTACCGGTAAGCCTTATCTGTTTAAAACAGTGGCCTTAATTTGGCCAGATTGTAGGCCGCGCCGCCAGTTTTTTGGAAATATACATACACCCTTGCGTATTTGGTCAACTGAACTCGATCCGTTGAGTATTCCTAATAATTGTTCATCTTTTTATACAGACAGTGATAAAAAATTATCATTGAAGCTTTATCCGGGCGATACACACAGTTGGATGACATCCCCTAACTTTACTCCGTTTACTAGGTACTGGCCCAATCAAAAAGTTCATGTCCGCCATGAGTTTAAAAAGGAATGGGCAGATGAAACTTTTAGAGAGTGGCAACAGTGGGCGTTGCAACCAAACTAATAAGAGTTTTAATTATAAGTATTTGATAACTAACATTGGAGAAATTATGACAGATCAAGAAAAATTCGACTTTCTAAGATCAGCTTTTACAGACCTTTTTAAAAAGGAAATGCCAGACGTTACTAGACTCACACCGCTTCAAGATCTGGGATTAGATAGTTTGGATATTGTAGAACTACAACTAGAATTCGAAGAACGTTACAGTGTAGAAATCTCAGATCCTAAAAATGATATTAAAACAGTGGGCGATTTGTTAGATCATTTGGCAATGTAATATGCAGTCTAGTGATGAACTTTATACCAGTAGAATTAAACCAATTAGAGATGATTTTGTTTCTAGTATAATTTCATCGGCAACGGCCGAAACGTTTAGTCCCTATGATAAAGAATTCAATTGGGCTGAACGCATCGGTCCAATTAAGCGTTTACAAATTACCACTCTGCGCTGGTCTGCGAATTGGTTAACTGGTTTAGAAAAATTCCCTTTTATGTATGTTACTGATGGTAACACCGATTATCTAATCAGCCTATTTAATCGCAGTTACAATATAGCATGGAATAAGGATGACTATAGTTATTACCAACATTGGCATAGTGCAACAGGCAGACCCTATACAGAGTTATCTGAACCTGCAGATGTCGACGACTTAGTAGTATCCTGGCCAGGATATAATTATGGTGATAATACTGAATTAACATTTGCCAATCAATGCACTGCTAAAAGAATGCATTTAGACTGCGCTTATTTGGGTATGGTAAAGCCCACTAATCTAGATGTCAGTAATTTTGAAACCGTTGGGATTAGTTTTAGTAAAACATTGTCAATTCCGTATAATCGAATAGGCGTGTGCTTTAGTAAAACAGAAATAAAAGACATATCTTTATTGAATAAGATAGGCTACGTAAACTTATCCGGAGTTAAGCTGGCAACTCATATTATGAGTAAACTACCACCTGATTATTTTTGGAATACTTACGGTGGCGACAGATTGACTGCTATGTGCGAAAAACACGGACTAACAAAAACAGACAGCATATTGATTGCCTATAAAAATGGCAAAAGAGTTGGCACTGCTCCTTACTGGCAGGAATAAATAATTGCATGAAAGAAACTTTTTTATTTAAAATTCTAGAAATAGAAAATATCAGTATTTTAGAACAAGAGCTGGCTGTTTTTTATAAGCGGCACAGAACTGTTGGAGTAGTAAATCGTAAAAATAAAGACGGTAATACAATTATGATATTATCCGATCCCAACAACCCCGAAGCTGATAGTTTGGGTCCATTGGAAAAATTTACATTTGTTCATTTAGATTCTAATCGTGTAATGAATCATTTGCCAGAATTACAAAAATATTTTATTAAAAATAATTTAGGTGACATCGAACGCATAGCCTATGTAAGCACTCCCCCACATTCAATAAATGCAACACACATGGATCAGGGACCAGAAATTCTGGCATTAAATTTTCCATTAACAGATTGTTCTAGTTCTTATACTCAATTTTTAAAAAACAACGGACGATTAGAAGCAGTGGAGTTAATAGACATTGTTAAAGGAACCAAAGAGAAACGAAAGTTTATGAAGTTTGTCACCGACGATCCCATTGAAGTTGGAAGATACACACTAAATGGGCCAGTGATGTTAAATATAAAACAACCACACGGAGTTATTAATTACGGACCAGTGCTTAGAGCCGGAATAAGTTTTAGATTTAAAAAAGACCCTTGGCATCTTGTTGGAGAGTAAAAATGTTAAAATATAATTTAAAAATGGTATCTGACACCCCGCTGGAAGTAATGCCAAAAGAACTAGTAGATAGGATATTAGAGTGGCATGACAGTAAGAAACATAAACTTGATAATATTGGCGCAAGCACATTGGATTATCCTTGGGCAAGTTCACATATTAGAAATGACGTAGATATCAACGATCCTGTGAGAGTGGACAACTCAATTCCAGGAAATCCGTGGAATAATGAATTTGTTGTTAAATTTCCCGAAGCTTTGCATTATTTTAATCAATTGCCATTGACTTATATTGAAAGAATTGTATTATTAGAATCCACTAAAGAAGTTCTTAGCCATGTAGACCGTAGTAAAAGTCACGTGCCCGATGCTACATGTGAACCCGCTAGCTATCGAATGCATCTTCGAGGCTGTGAAAAGAAGGGTTTTTATGTACAAGGTAAGCCTATGTCCGAATGGGGCAGTAGACGTGCTATAGAGCCGGTTAGTGCAGGATTTACACATTTAACTAAACGTTTACCTAAGAAATTTTGGCAAGGAAAAATAGGCAGCTGGTGGCTATTAAATAATTTCTGTGCCCAACATGGATCTACCTACGAACCGGGTGATAACAAAGTTATTATTTCGGTACAAGGTACTATTGATTCAGTACGGCACAAAAAATTGCTAGAGAACAATGAGGACCGAGGATTGAATTGTATCAAGCACGAAGAACTATACAAATACGAAGAACAATATACTCCTGAAGAAAGACGTACATTTGAACATTTGATCAACGAAACAAAGTTTAATGAACATGTCTGGTAATTATTTTAAGAATATTGTTGCCTGCGGTGACAGTGTAACCCATGGCTATTATTTAGAAAATGACTATCATGATGAAACACACATAGTCAAATCTAATCAAGGATATCCAGAGATTGTGGCAGAAACACTGGGAGCAAGTATTGTAAATTTGTCTAAGCCTGGCGCCAGTAATTACTGTATTGCCAAGCAACTAGACTATGCGTTTACACTCCAACCAGACTTTATAATCATAGGACTAACAACTGGTATGAGGTTTGATTATACTACAGATATATTTGCAGATAAACACTGGAAAGATAATATTCCTACAATACAAGATTTTGACTACAGAAATCACAGCCGGTCCGAGCACACAAACAATCATGGCCTAATCGAATCACAGCCATTGAGCAGTATCGAAACTTATCATGATAGAAAAGATTTAGTAAACTATATTGCAAAATACATAGACATCGACATTAAGCGTGATCAAGACAGACATATCATAATGGGTATGTTATGGAAACTTGCCGTTAAAAAAATTCCGTATGTAATAGTCGACTGGACCGAAATGATTCTATATGAATATACCAGTCGCGCAGTTATAAGAGACTTAAAGTTATCCGAATATCGTAATCTATATCCCTGCGCCGATGGAGTACATTTCAATCAAGAAGGTCATCGCGCGGCAGCCGCAAGAATTAATAGATTCATAACTGCGTTCTTTCAGCTTAATAAATTAAAAATATGATACCTATAGAACAAATAATTTCAGTGCCATTGGATTTACCCAAGTTTGAGCCCGACAGCTGGACAGACTTTTGGCAAGTATGGAATGAAGATGCAAAAATTTTTAAACGTCATCATCCAGATGCAAATGGCAACGGACAAGTAGAGCCTGGTTGGAAAGGTTTCGTTTGGGAAATAACTGGTAACAAAGATATTCCCATGTTCACTACCACAATCAAAGATTACAGTGATGTATTTCCCAAGCTACGAGCACGGATTGATGCGCTGCCATTTACTACTCGTAGAATTCAATTTATCAGTAATTACAGAATAATTGGAGAACATCGCGACGGGTTATATCTTACCAAGGATACAATCGTGGGGCCAACAGCGCCCCGCATAATGTTTTATGATGCCAACACTGAGCCAACTTTTTACTATACTAAAAAAAGATTAGATGCAAAAAAATATTATCAAACACTACCAGAAGATACAAATTCATTTGCCTTTGATAATGATAGAACATATCATGGAGCAGTTTATGCTAATAGACTTAAAATTATGTGCAGTTTAGTAATCAGCGATATTGATCAACCAGCGTGGACTGCGCTATTACAACGGAGTGCAGAAAAATATCAAAGTTACTGCATCACACATTCATGAAAAATAATTTCATATATAAATATTTCGATAATTTACCCAAGGAACAAATACAACAAGAAATAGTTGCTTATCATCGGACAAAAAAATTTCCAATGCATTTTTATCCCACAGATATACCAGAATTATTATTAAATTTACCCACTATTAATACGTGGTTTAAGGAACAAGGACTTACTGTACACACATGTGCTCATTTAGTTCAACTAGCACATAGTAAGCAGGCTATACATGTTGATACTGGAAATCAAAATATTGCACTTAATTTTCCAATAGAAGTTATACCTGATGCATATACTGTATTTTATAAACTCAAAGGAATAATAGTAGAAAAATTCACTCCAGTTACTAATATAAAATATGCAGAATATATTGATCACGATCTAGAAGAACTGGGCAGATATGTACTCAAACAACCAACATTTATAAACATTAAACTACCACATTCTATTATTAATAAATCTGATTCAGATAGATATTGTTTTAGTTTTAGATTTAAAGAGGATCCGTGGCATCTAATTTAGATAAAATATTATTGTTGCGTAGTATATGGAGTTTTAGAGTGCATTGGACTTTAAATCCAAGATCCACTGCCTTGGATTTATTTTTAAATGCAATTTGCCAATTGTATGCCGCAGACAATTATATAGAATACGGTGCATTCAAAGGCGAGTCTGCGTTTTTTAATACGTCATTGACAACACATGGATATTTGATAGATAATTTTTCACAGGTAAATTATTACAGGGACTTTGATAAACAAAAAATAATTAATTATGATGTTGTTAATAGAAATATACAGCAATTATTACAAATTAATATGCAACTCATTGGCAATACTAATTATTCTATAATAGACATGGACGTAAAAAATAATGCAATAATAGATAAAGATGCTGGCGTAATTTTTTGGGACTTGTTTAATAAAAACAGAGATATTGAAGTAGATTGTCTTTTGAATGTAATCAACGATTGTATAACAAAATCAAAAAAAGTTATTATTATAGTTGATGACGCAGTACATGAACGCGGAGATGATAATATACTTTTTAATAGAAAATGGAAAAAAATTTATGAAAGTAGAATATCTAAATATTTCACTCCTTTAGCAGTAACAAGTAACAGGGTGTATCTTTCAAATTTTCAAGTCGACCCTGGATTTAATAAAATTCTACAATTATTTGAAAAAATAAAATATATCAAACAACAGCAACCATCCAAGACATCTGAATTATACGGTCAACCTATATATGATTCTATTATAGATTTTTCGTCCATGGAGTTTATTGAAAATGATCAGTTATGGGCAGACTTATCTAAATGCTTGTCAAATATATAAATTTAATTATAAATACATATAATGAACAATTTATCGACTATTAGTTATTTTATACCCAATCTGCCTAGGCTAGAATTGGATAAAGATAAATTTTGGGCTTGGTGGGACTGCGTAAACATTCCCATTAATAGAACACAAAAAGACAGCAGAGGAAACGGCAGTGGCTATAACGGTGAGTTTTGGGACGGCGTTACCATATGGCAAAAGCCAGACTATCAAAAAACTATAGTATGGAAAGTGAACTATCATCCCAATGAAGAGTTATTTTCGCAACTAATCAAAGATGTAATTAAAGCCTTACCCTGGTATGATGTGCAGGGATTGACATTGTGGTCAAACAAAATCGCAATTCCCATGCATCAAGATGGACTACCGCGTGATCCATTTCCCAGTGCTCCTAGAATTGCATTATTCGATGACTGTGAAAATAGAACTTTTTTTCTTTTTGAAAAAACAAAACTTAAGAAGTCCTTTCCTGATTTAACAACAGGCCCAAACTTATTTTTCTTCAACAACGAAAATTGTTTCCATGGTGCCACAGCACCTATTAACGGACGTAAAATTCTAATTAGAATAGACGGGCCATTAGTGGATACTGATGGATTTAAAGAATATATAAAATTACAACTAGAGCAAGGTGCTATACATGAGTGAAAAATTATTGTTTACTCGAAACCGTGTGAGGACTTGGGCAAATAAATTACATGATATTTCTGTTACAGATATAGAATCACAATGGGGTAAGTATTGTCTGACACCGCTAGATATTCCCAATGTAAATGTAGACGGTATTGCCGAATGGTTCTTTGACAGAAAGAAGCCGGTTGTCAAACGTGTGGCAGATATTGCTGGCGGCCAGCCCGGGCAAGGTGACTATAATAGTGTCGACATTAACCTGTCTTCGATTCCACTAAGTTACTGGACACGCAATGAAGAACATAATTTTTTAGAAGAGTTTCCTTACTTTGTTGATCAGTTAATGGATTTATTTCCTTTTAAAAAGATCCATATGTTTAGATTCTGGGAAAGTACCAAATCAATTGGTCTGCACAGGGATGACAATGATTTTAGAGATTTCCCTAATAATTTTAGAACGATGGTATACGATGAAAATCCAGATTCAACTTTATTCTCGGAAGAATGGTTACCTGATGCAACCGTTGCAACTGGCCAGCGTAAATTTATTCCCAGATTGTCAGAAACAAATAGTTGGGCTTGGAATAATTTAAGAACTAGGCACGGCAGCACTTATGATCCTAATTATAAAAAGATCTTGCTGATTGTCAGCGGATTTGAAATTGACGGAAATAAATACAATAGGATAATGCAACACAGTATAAACAAATATTCAGAATATGTTATGACTAGTGAAAGAGATAAAACAGATTATATTATACCAATAAGTGATCATGCACTAAAAAAATTAGAAAAATTATAAAGGAAGAACAATGGATCTAAGTAAAATAGGATATTTCATCCCGGACGTCGACCCGTTACTGCCGCATGACATGGACAAATTTTGGGATATATGGAAGCACTACAAAGAACCATTAACTAAAGTAAAAGCAGATGGTATTGAATCTAGCACAGGTAATGACTTAAAATCATTGTACGACGAGGCCAACTTTGAAGGTATGGTTACTTGGTTGAAAACAGATGCTTACCTAAAAGGCAGCACGTGGAAACAAAATGTAGTATTAGAACCCAGTCTATGGGATCCATATGTAGAAGCATTAGAAGAAAAAATGCCTTGGTATGAATGCGATTCTATTATACTATGGGCCGCAATTAAACCTGTATATTTTCACATAGATCCTGCTCCAATGGCGCCAGCACCAGTGGCTGTTAGAAGTTTAATATACGATACTAATCCAAGTCCTACATTCAAATTACGCCATGGACCGGCTGGCGAAGAACGTTATGTTCCATATAACGCAGAACAAAATTTATTTGCGTTTAACAATAGACATTTTTATCATGGCGCAGACTATCATCCTGAATATTACAAAATTTTAATGAAATCATTTGGCAGAGTTAAATATCCAGAATTGTTAGCAAAACAAATTAAAGAAACAAAAGAAAAAGGCTTTCCAATTTGGGAGGCAGAATAAATGGACAATATTTCAGAAGATAATTTAATTTGGACAGTATTAGATGCTCCAAAAATACAACCCAATGATTGGAATTTTTTCTGGGAACAATGGAAAAAATATTCAGGTGCAAGCCACATTGTAAAAAGTGATCCAGCTGGTAACATAGCTTCAGAAACATCTAAAGGTATAGATTTTTTCAAAGGCTTGAACATCTACGCTAAACATCCTGATATGTTAAAAGACAATCACTGGCAAGTACCATTTTTAGATTATCGGGAAATATTTCCAAATGTTATAGATGATTTACATAGTGCAGTACCGTGGGCCGAAATACATTTTTGTAGATTATGGATGAGCAATGTTCCTATTCCGTTTCATAGAGATCACACGAAAGAAGATGTTGCTCTTAGAGCAATGATATACAACGAAAATCCACGCGGTACATTTAAAGTATTCAAAGCGGCGGCCGGAGTTAATTATGTAGAATTACCAGAAGATTCAAATATGTTTGCATATAATAATGCAAAATGTTTGCATGGATCAGACAGGGAAGAAGGTGTTAATAAAATGATTTTATTAACAATTCATAAAACAAAAGATAAACAAGCAATGGAAGAGCATTTTAAACGTAGTGCAGGAAAATATCCAGGAAGGTTTAAGTACTCTTGATGTTTTTATTAATACGTGTTACAATAACAAATCGTTGTTCATTGCTGAGTTTAGGCCACTCGGCCACTTCTTCTTTGGTGCGATAACAACCAATGCAAATATTATTATCATTTAGCTTACAAATGCTTTTACAAGGATTAGGGATTAGTTTCATTTATGTATAAAAATCAAGTTACGACTTGGATCAAAGATGATGTATTGGATTCGATCTACGAAGATCTTAGAAAGAAACATTACATCAAAACAGGCCATCGTTTGTATAAAAATTACTCTGAATATCATATTCAGGAAGTTAGTGCCAAGAGTATTTATTGGGGTCATTCAGGAGAACCGGAGATTATCGCTAGTATATTAACAAGGCCTTGTTGGCCAGCCGGCATTTTTCGTATTTTAAATAGATTATGGAAACCTGCCATGCTGACAAATCCTATTTTTGAGATCAGCGAAGGTTTCGTTAAATTAATAGAAGATCAAATTAGTTGGTGTGAAATTAGAAAAGCCAAAGGTGCCTTTATGAGTAGACAAGGCGACACAGCATGGAGAGAATGGGCAATACACGAACTACAAAATAAAACAGATTTAAAATTTTATTTACCACCACAAAAGTTTTTAACCTGTGCCACCGAAGAACACAACGACTGTTGGCAAAAAATTATGTACTGCGGGGATGAAAGTGAATTAGATAACTGGAAGAAAAAAGAAGTTCCAGTTAAGCAGGGATTACGTCTTTTAGACATGACTGATTTTAAACAGCTAAAAGAATTAGTTGATTCAAAAAGTAATATTAAGGAAATTGTAGCAGATAATTTAAGTGATATATTGCAATATAGAGCTAGATGGATTGAAGGAATGCAAACTTATTATCTAGTAGACGGCTCAAAAACTCATTATCTATATGGATGGTACATTGACGGAATCTTAATAAGTTGCATGGGTTGGCGTTGTGATTTACCTGCTCCGTATAATGACGGCTGGGTAGTAGGAAATTTAAAAAGTCGGCCCGGGTATACCGTGAAAACAAATGGTATCTTAGAACTATGGAATAAAATGTTTGAAATCTGCGAAGGTAAAGGATTAACAAAATGGCACATGGTTATTCCAGTTTCAAATAGCAGAAGGTATCAGCTAGTAGCCGATCGTTATTTTAAAGAAATTGACAGTAGTTATGAATATGAGTGGTCTATTATTATTCCTCCGAATGAGCGTCCTACACAGGACTGGGTTTGGGGAAGTATAGGCAGAATTAAACTAAATACAGAGATAAGAGTAAGAACAGGCACAAAAAGAGCGTCTATGTTGTACCAAAATAGTAACTAAAATAGGAATAAAATGCGTAAACAATTAACTTTCGTTGATTTTTTTAAATTAACTTTTAAATATAAAAATTTATGGGCGGGCCTGATTCCCATGAATTTAATAGCCATAGCCGCCATTATATCTGTATTTAATGGTATGTGGGAAAATTTATATTGGCTGTATTTAGGTCTGGGATATTTTTGCATCATGATGCTGGGAGTTACTATTGGCTATCATAGATATGTTAGTCATAAAAGTTTTGAAACATATACTCCAATCAAATACATTATTCTATTCTTTGCTATGCTAGCGGGTCAGGGCAGTCCTATTTTCTGGACAGCGACACATCGAGATCTGCATCATCCCTATAGTGATGGCGAAAAAGATCCGCATAGTCCCAATAAAGGATTGATGACTAGCTGGTTTTTATGGCTTTGGAAGATAGAAGAAAAGGATATTAATTACAGACATATTATTGATTTATTAAAAAATCCAGTATATGCATTCTGTCACAAATATTATATGGAACTATATTGGACTGCAAATTTAGTAATAGCATTAATTAGTTTTGAATTTTGGATTTGGTTCGTTATAGTTCCTAGTTTTATCACTTTTCATAGCTACAGTATTACAAATTCATTGAATCATTTTAAAGTAATGGGTTATCAAAACTATGAATCCGGCGACAACAGTGTTAATAGTCCGTGGTTATTTCCGTTTGTATTAGGTGAATGCTGGCATAATAATCATCATGGCGACGTGCAAGCATATAATTTTGGACGAGTACGCTGGTGGGAAATTGATCCTAGCGGCTGGATAATTGATTTAATCAAAAAGAAAAGCTAACTAATGACACGCATAAAAATTTATAAGGAAGAAGTTCCTAATAATAGGCCCTGCCATGTTTGGATTGAAAATAATTACAAATTAATTGATAAAATGAACAAGTTGACTCCCAAGCACGACGGGAAACAGCTGACTAGGTTGAAGTTAGATTTTGATACTGATCAACTTTTATTAGATATTAAAAAAGCAACATACAAACACAAATGGTGGGGCTGGATTAATAAAAATAGTAGTACTGGATATTTAGAAGATAATAAAATTACCAGGATGTACGAAGGCAGAGACTTTTTAAATCGCGGCAGTTATTATGGCGGCTGGAGTATTAAAAATAATCCTATTTATTGCAGTAGTCATGGCCTTACTCCTGAAAGTGCCGGCATGGGAGAACTACCAAGTCCGATTAGTTGGTTCATTTTTTCTTCACTGGGCAGTGAAATTTTTAAAAAATTAGAACAAAGTCAGAAATTATTACCGCTGACTCGTGTTGCTGTAGAAGAAGGTTACCAGCAAGTTCTAAGATTATTAGTTCAATCAGAACTTATTACTGCTGAACAAGCAGAATCTATAAAATTACCTGTCGAAGAAAAATTAAGTCCCCATCATCAAGAAAAAGATAGTTATTACGATACATGGAGTTTTACCAACTGGACTGATGCCGCAACAGAAAGCGGAGTTCGCACTCTAGCTGAAAGTGCTAACTGTCAATTACTCAGAAGTCGAGTAGCATGGCAACGCGGCGCATTTAGAGATTATAGAATTGCTAACAAGGAGTACGAAAATAGAAATGATCGATGGACTTGGCACAGCGATGAACCCATAGTTCATAATACTCGTGTTATTATCCCTGTGCAAACTACCAATGCATATGCCATGGAAATTGCAGAAAATGGACCGCGTGTTCCTGAAAAAGGATATGCTTATACATGGGATACTAACATTGTACACAGACAAATACAAATTGATAACACAGATAAAACAGATCGAATCTATGTTATTCTTGGATTTAATCCATGGTTCAACTGGATTCCAGAAGAACAAGCATGGGAAAGCAATGACTTCTATGGTAAAATGCATCCTTTAGATATGATGATGGACGGACTAATTTTGCCAAATGTTAAATTTGATAAGGTAATAGAATGAACGGCATAGGCGGAAAACCTTTTATTAACTGTGAACAATTTCTAGATATTAAAACTTTAGAAGACCTAAATCTATCTATTTGTACAGGTATTGCGGTCAGTGATATTAAAGCAGGTGTATACGGACCGGGCGTTGAAAATGCAGAACGTTATGGTAACTTCATGAAAATGAAAAATCAAATGTTGTCTGATCAAACTGAAATAGGTCAACGATGGAAGCGTATGACTCACAATCAACAAAATATATTTGCTAAATTATATTTTCATCTATATAATCCCAGTACAGTTTGTTATCTAAGGGAACCTGCAAAAGGCACAGATCCTATACTTGCTTACATGAGAAAAGGCAGTGAAGATTCCTACGAATGGACTAATAATATTAAAAATTTTCCCGAGCTAAAAACTTGGCTGGATAGTTTGATAGGCACAGTATTTGAACAGTACGGTCGTATATTATTCTTTATTCATGAACATGACTGCGGTTTGTTATTGCATAAAGATGGAATGAAATATGTGCCGCATAAAAGCGAGTTTTTGTGGGTCAATCCCACAGGCTTAAAAAAGTTTTATATATATGACGAACACACCAGTATAAAACATGACGTGTATCCCAAGGCAGTATTTTTCAATGACTTGGATATGCATGGCGGAGAGCCTACCAGTCAAATGACATGGTCGTTAAGAATAGATGGTGTATATACTCAAAAATTTAGAGAAAAATTGGGTATAGATCATTTGTTAAATTATTAAGAATTTATAACTTCGATTTCAATTTGATAACCAACGCTATTGGTTTTTAATTCTAATTGTTTTTTAGTATATGTGTCAAGTAATTTGTTCTTAATACCTAATGCTTTCTCTTCATCTTTTTCTTCGATAATTAAAGTAGTAATCCAATTTACTTCCTCGCCTATAGGTTTAGTCTGAGTTACCTTAATAGGAAAACTTCTAAAGGTATCAAAAGATAAAATTGCATCGTCAATACTTTGGCCGCCCGTTTCTATCAAGTGCTCGGTGGCAGATTTTTTCTTACTGGGATTAAATGAACTAGGCAGGGTATCATCCCAGTTTGGACCTCCAAGCCATTTAACATTAATAGTGTACATAAATTTCCTTTCTATTCTTCATAAATTTATTTATGATATATATTCTTAGAATTAGTTGACATTAAACTAATGTTAAGAAATCTATAACCAAATGTGTTCTGGGACTTGTGCCGTTGTTTTGTACTGAATGCCGCATTAAATTATTAAGAATAAAACATTCTCCCGTGTCAAAATGACGTTTTTCGTCATTACATGTAATGTAGCTTTCGTTGTTTGTTTCTAATACCAAATGAACTCTTGTAGTTTCTTCTACAAGTCGATGGCCATCTATATGACTTTTAATTTGTGTATTCGATGTTAGTGTGTTGATTTCCACTCCGTGTGTATAATATTGTCGCTGATTGTAATTGTTCAACGCAGTCATCATTTTTGTAGCCAATGGCACAATTAGATCTCGTACATTACGACTAAACTCCATGCGTTCAATGCTGTTATCAAGTCCAAGATGCCAAAACAGGCCGGCCCAATTGGCATCAGTGTTTTCTTCAGGATTGATACAGCCATTTGCCAATCGTATATATTTAGATTCGGCGAAGTCAGCTCTTCCTTTGATGTTCGGAGTCAGTAAATGTTGTACTGCCGGATCACTGATGTATGCTAAAAGATTGTTTATTTCTTCTTTTGTAATATCAACGGTCAGTGATTGAAAAGGAACGTTCAGCTTGACATTGGATTTCAAATAATTAAGCGTTTTAAATAATAGTCCAAATTCCATAACATTATTTATAACAATAAATAGACTACACTATTAATTGACATAAAGTAAAAGATGTTGTATAATAGACTTTGTTAAGCAGTAATTCATTGTAGTCATTGTTTACCAATAACTAGTTGGCCAAATCTAATTGACATAAATTGGATTCTGTGTTATAATAGTTCTATGTTAAGCAATTAGCATTGTTCTTTAAAAATTTATCCCACATATGAAACGCTGTGAAGCGTCATTCATATGTAAATGTATTATAGGTTACCTACACCGTTAGGTACTTAAGGCGAGGACAGTGAGGCCGCTCACGCTCAATATAAGTATATGAAACAGGAGCGCAAGCTCTGGAGATGCGACGGAGTATGTAGGAAGTAATGACCGTACAGGCCCTTGACGGAGACGTTCCCCTGGGTAGACATAGATGTACAATGGTTCCTATAGTATTTTTACATATGAATGCCCAGGTGACGGAATTGGTATACGTGTTGGTCTTAGAAGCCAAATTTTGAGAGTTCGAGTCTCTCCTTGGGCACCAAGTTTTGTGGTAAGGAAAGTAAAAGGAGAATGGGAAAGTTATTGACTAATCAATAACCGGATACCTCACCTGCCATGTTTTAATTTTGAGAGCCACATCGCCTGGACACTTCCTTTGGTAACAAAGCACTAGGTCCTGCAACCGTGGCTCTCCCCTTTTTAATTTACACTAAAGTGTGACTGCGTCACTGGCAACAGTGAGAGGCCTGTTCTAGCTACAGGACATTAGTGTGAGTTGATATCATAAGTAAGTACATTGGAGCATTGGCCGACCGGTTAAGGCAACAGATTGCTAATCTGTCATTCAGCAATGGGTGAGTAGGTTCGATTCCTACATGCTCCGCCAAAGTAAAAGGTTAATATGACAACTAACGAAATAATTGAAAAAGCCTATGGGAATATTCCTAAAGAAGTTGGCATGAGTTTCGATTTGTCATGGATACCTACACCACGTGGTGTTAAGTACTACTGGTTAGTTCTAGTAAGAAAATTTACAAGATAATCGGGTCGTTAGCTCAGTTGGTAGAGCGTCTGCCTTACACGCAGAATGTCGGCAGTTCGAGCCTGTCACGACCCACCAAATTATTCCTCAGTAGCTCAGTTGGTAGAGTAGCGGACTGTTAATCCGTTGGTCGCTGGATCGTGCCCAGCCTGAGGAGCCAAGTTTTTATAATGGGGGTGTAGCTCAGTTGGGAGAGCGGTTGCTTTGCAAGCAATAGGTCGCAGGTTCGATCCCTGTCTCCTCCACCATTTTTCGGAGCGTTCGTCTATCGGTTAGGACACTGGCCTTTCACGTCGGTAAGAGGAGTTCGATTCTCCTACGCTCTACCAAACATGCCAAGTATCGTTGGCTACTCTGACCCAGAGGATGAAGTGCAGTGATGTGTACGGGTGGTTCGAGCAAGGGCCTGCCCCCAGCAATGGGGATGGTAAATCTGCTCCGGCGCAAGCCGCAGTTAAACCGAACTGGCGTTAGCAATACGAGAACGGTCCCTGTCGGGAAGCGGGTGGAAGGTACGTGTGATGGGTATGATAGCGTCATATCTTGATGTACTACAATTACCGCCGGGGGATGCAGAGCATATTGAAACACATTAAAGATAGGGTCGTAGCGGTTCAATGAACTTGAGTACATACCAAGGTAGTTAGTGTGTTTCAATATGTCCTGGCAAAACGCAAATTGACATAAAATGACATCTATAGTATACTACAATCTTAGTACAAGGAGACATAATGTCCAAAAGAGAGATAACTGTAGAAAAGTTTAAAAACAAATTTACAGACGTAGTCCGCCATACCAAAATGGAAGTGGTGGACATCGTCATTGCACTAGAGAAAATGGATCCCACTAAGAACTTGCAGTATGTTCCTTGGCTGGCCAAACAACTAATCAATAACCAATTTAAGTTTGAGGATACAGAAAGAGTTAAAACTGTATTAACAAATTTTGACAAGCTAAAACCTCGTTTGGCTAAGCGAGACATTAACCAATTTAGTTTTTATGAGCTAGATGAGACCATAGATAAAGTTCTCAATCCTGAGATTAAGGAAGTACTAGTAACTAAAACTGTAAAAGAAGAAGGTGCCTTTCCAATTATTAAAAACACAAAGATATTGTACAATGGTCCTTTTGGCCAGTTGGCCAGTCCACAAACCGCTACCGCCGCAAGACATTTGGGTGCAGGCACAAAGTGGTGTACTACACAGGCAACTTTCTTTAAAGACTACACTGAGACCAGTGATTTATATGTTTGGAGAGACCGCAATGGTAGCAAGTACCAATATCAGATCCAACATGACTATGCTAACAGAATTACATTATATGATGCCCGAGATAGAAGATTAGATTGGGCAGAGCAACAAAAATTTGAAGAACATCCTGTACTTGGTCAGATTATAAAAAACCAAATAAAAGCATACACAGATTATCTGTTTAAGCAAAAGAAGGCACAACACGAGCAGGACCGACTCTACGACATGGTCAAATATGTTTTAGATGAAACGGGCATTAACATTAAGCACGTTAAAAAGATTAACTCCTATGCTGGCGGCATGGAAGGCTTTTGTAAAGACCTGTTAGCTAAAAAGTATGACCTAATAGAGCCGCAGATGGCCCTGGGTCCACGTAGTAGCCAAGAATATGCTATGTTTATTAAAAAGGCAAGATGGGTAGAACAGGAACCTCTCATTGCTAAACATGCAGTAAGTTGGACAATGTACAGTAGAGAAATACTGGGCACTAACAATATGACAAAGGCAGGCCGTACGCAACGAGATAAGATGCGTAAGGAAGTGTTAAAGACAATTGGTCTCAAACTTACTTCTAAAATGAAGAAACTTCCACAATGGTGATATAATGGCAACAAGAAAAACACAAACACAAACACAAACACAGACTAACATAGATCTCGACAACATCTTTAAGACAGGCACAGCCCGTCCCATCGTCAAGCACACAGAAAAACCCAAGGTTAAACCTGAGGCAAAACAAGACAATCCTAAAGTTGTAAAAGTTAACAAGGCCAGTGTTAGTAAAACATTGGCGGCCACAGGTAAAATTAAACCTACCAGGGCCATGCAGGATGTGCTAGGTAAGATGTTAGACATCAAACTTGATGCCGACCTGCCGTCATATAACGCTAGTATTGAGCAACAGCCTGTAAAGACTGTGCAAAAACAGACTAGTAGTGTTGAGCCCGAGACACCTGAGATGGTACCTGTAGTTGTAGTTAAGACTACAACATTAGCAACAACAGCAGAATACGCATTACGCAAGGCAGGCTACTTGGTACCAGACTTCCATCAAGTGGCAGCACTACCAGGTAACGTCAAAGACCAAATTAGACAGCTGGGGCGTAGTGTCTTTAAGACTATGACAACGACACCTACTAGCAAAATCTTTGTAGTAGCTAACTTGGGCGGCATGGGTCCTAACACAGACAGAGAAGTACAAAGTGTGGCAGATTGGGTTAGACAGCATGGCCAGGACTATGGTGATGGCAGCATTAACTTTGATAGGTCTATCCCGGGCTATGAGGCGGAGACACACATGTACACAGCCGCAGGCATTACATGGTTGTTGGTCAAGGACTTTGCAGGACAATACATTTATGCTTGGCCAGAAAAAGAAAGTGTGTTTAGAATAGAAGTTAACAAGTTATTGCAGAAGTGCATAACTTAGGTAAGTTGGTCTCATAGTATATCGGTTAGTATAATGGCCTGTCACGCCGTAGGGACGAGTTCGATTCTCGTTGAGACCGCCAAATTTTTAAAGGAATTAATATGTTAGTAGATAGACGAGAGTTGTTAGAACATGATGTTAGGAAGCTACACGCAGAGGCCGCAGCCATGTATTTTGACATTGTAACTCATAGTAAAGATGTACACAATGCAGAATACCAGGCTCTTAAAGAAAAAATCTCTAGCTTAGAGTTCGACCTTAATGTAGTTAATAGACTGATTGCACAAAGTCAAAAATAATTTAAAGGAAATATAAAATGGCATACGATCCAAGAGCAGTTAAAATCCCCAAAGCAATTAGACGCTTTGCGGCCTATGAAACAGATCCACACAAGCGTGGTGAAATTATGAGAAGTTATGTAAAAGTGTTTGAATCAGACTTGCGCGGTAACAAGCGTGGTCCAAAAGACAAGTAAAGATTAAAGTTTTTTGGTAGTATATCCACAAGATAACTACCCGGAGAAAAGAAAGAGATGAGAACTAACACCGTTATCGCTTCATGCGATACCGAACAAATTATTGGCTGGCGCCTTGAAAACGCCTCGTGCCTGTGTGCTCCAACCCTCGGGATATGACAGAATTGTGTCTTGCTCCTGGATATACACAGGTCTCTGTGCCTTGTGCATTGTGACTTGTCAGGATTTTAGTTAAAGCTAATCCGCATGTTATTTGTCCAGTTGGTTACTTTCTTTCTTGACTCTGTTTTTATTTTGTTGTATAATTATTTAAAGGAAATATATGAATATCAGTCTACGTAAAGCCAGTGTATTGCAGAACAGTATCAATGATGTCGTCAAAGGCATCGACCTTAAAGGTCAAGTTAGTCTAACGGAATTCCATGATCCAATCATGGAAATTTATAAAGCTACGACTGTGTTTAAAACTAATTTGAATCGTCGAGATTCTTTGGTTAAAGCACTGTATGACATTCGCAAGCAAGTCAGCGCAGTTAACAGTCGTGTGGGCATAGACGACAAACTCACAGAGATTGCTGGTCTTGAAAAGCAAATTCAGAACTACACAGAGTTGTCTGGCTTTGCAGTTCGCGAACAAGAAGCAGTTGTGTTGGGCAAGTTGGACAAGATTAAAAATCGTAAAGAAGAAGGTCGCAGTATCTACGGTTACGAAAGCACAGTGGCCACTAGTGTGTTCACTGAAGAAGACATCAAGGGCTTTAAAGTTTTTGTAAATCTGGCCAAGAAAGCTAAACAACGTCTTCAAGACGAAGTTCTGGAATTGAATGTGCGTACTGACATCGGTCTAAGTGTAGACACGGTTCAAATATTGAAGTCAGAAGAATTATTATAAGTATTGTTCGAACATTTCAATTGATTCTGCCATAGTTAATCTAGTATTATCTTGTTTTTTTAATACTAAACTTAGGCAGTATCTGGGTTCTTCAAAATTATGTATGTTATGAGGAATACCAACTTGAACTATACTAGGAAAATTTACTGGCTGTTTATCGATTAAGTCAACTTGGTCGATCTTATAATCTATATAAAAACTATCGGTTGAGTTGAGTTCTGCACTATTCGATATATTAGGTTTTTGTTTCCACCAATACATTAAACTGTTTTTGCCGCCGAATACATAATTGAGTTTGATATAATCTCCGCCTGTGTCATCGAGATGTATTGTACTAAAACGAAAAGGACGATTGTAAAATAATTCTACCCGGCCAATGGTTAGATTTAAAGTTTTTAAAAATAAAATTAAATCATTGTTAATATCGTCAATTGATATTTTAATATGATTGTGTGTGCCATATGAGTTTATATTTAAATCCTTTCTCAGAGGACTTATGTCTAGATTTATATTAAGACAATTAATCATAAATATATTTATCGCGGGGTACGTCAGTTGGTAGACTATCAGGCTCATAACCTGGAAGACGGAGGTTCGAGTCCTTCCCCCGCAACCAATTATAAACTGTGAATATAATCTAAAGCAGAATCTAAGTTAGTAAAGTACAGCATTTCAAAGTCATTGCTAAAAATATCTTTGACAATGATATAGCAGATGCCTTGCTTGCTTAGACTTACATGAAAATGTAGGCCTGCTTCGGTGACAATGTCATAGGATTGCATAGTAGTATTTAATCAAAGAAAACCCGGTTACACTTTGACGTCTAAAGTGGGTAGGGCAGTTACCATAAAGAGTGCTAGGTATGTAGTGCTATGACCATCCGTGCTCTGTTGTGGAGTGGCGGGAACGCATTAGGTAAGGTATAACACCTGCCCAAAAGAATAAATGTTATGGACAGAGTAACAGCTCAGTTTAGGGCCTATGTGGTGTAGGTAGCTAAACACTTTATTATAGCATATTGTAATCAAATGAGTGTGCAATGTCTGCTGAAGTGTGCTATAATAAAGTATGCGGGATTAGTTTAATGGTAAAACAGCAGATTTCCAATCTTCGGTCAAGAGTTCGATTCTCTTATCCCGCTCCAATTTATTAAAGGATTCATCATGGCACATGAAGCAGGCAAAGGTTCAATTCCCAGGCCATTTAGTATCGCGCAAGAAGAGTACAATTCTAGATGGGACGCTATATTTGGTCGCGATTCAAAAAAAGAAAAACAAGAAGACGTATTGTCCGACGACAATCGTTTAGATTCTAAATTTGATAAACTAAAAGAAGAAAATTAAAATGTTACATTTAATTCAAAATCTCAGTGATAAATTTGTCGACTTGATTGGTCAAGATCCAGTGCGTCCACACATTCCCCGGACAGAGCGTGTTGGTGCAAACAAAGATATTTTTGTAACCAGAGACGAGAATGACAATGTGCAAGCAATTACCTGTGTCAGTTATCAACTAACTGTGCCTTGTTCTGAATCCGAATTATTTGAAACCTGCAATGAGCCCAAAGTTGCTGTATTTTATACTATTTGGAGTTATGCACCGGGCGCAGGGAAAAAATTAATCTTTAATGCAGTAAAACATATCAAAGAAAATCAAAAAACAATTAACAGATTCGTAACGCTGAGTCCAAAAACTGATATGGCTAGAAAATTTCATATTAAAAATGGAGCCGTGGTTTTTAGAGACAACGAAGAATCTGTTAACTACGAATACATAAACAACGAAGTCGAAAGTTAAGTAAATATATATTCGGAGTGTAGCGCAGTCTGGTAGCGCACCTGGTTTGGGACCAGGGGGTCCAAGGTTCGAATCCTTGTACTCCGACCAAGTTTAAGAGCAATTTAAATAAATATTGTTATGAATTACAAACGAATCATCAACAATGCTCTTGCGTCTAACACGCAATATCTACCCTATGTACAACTCAGTGCTACAGCACTGGTTCTACTCTATGCATTACTTTTACCACAAGTTGGTTCACTGTGGTTGTTAAGTGTGCTAATGTATGTGGGCATAGGCGGCCTTGGAATCAGTATAGGCTTTCATAGACTATTAACACACAAAAGTTTTAAGACCAGTAAATTCTGGGAATACTTTTGTGCCACATGGGGTGCGCTAGCTTTTACTGGCAGTGCAATAGGTTGGGTAGGCATGCACAGGGATCATCACAAGTACAGCGACAAGCCCGGTGACCCACACAGTCCCATGGTCAGTGGTCCCAAGATGTTGGTAGCTGCCTATGACTATGAGCCAAACAAATGGAAAATACGACACTTGATTTTTGACAAGTATCATATCTTCATGCACAAGTGGTATTTTGGTCTGCTATTATTATGGACAATATTCTGGGCCGTCATAGATCCTGTGTTGGCCATGCACGTTGTTGTCATCCCCGCGGTGTTCAGCGTTTGGAGTAGTACAACTAGTAACTATATGAACCATCGCTGGGGTTATAAGAATTTCGAAACCAGTGACAACAGTCGCAACCTTTGGATCAATGCTGTGTTCACATTTGGCGAAGGATGGCACAACAATCACCATGCACGACCAGGTAACTATGACTTTGGATCTGGCACCAGCGGCAAGTGGTGGGAATTCGATCCTGCTGCCAGAGTCATTGAATTAATTAGACGATGATATTTGGATCCACAAGTAGAAATATAAATCTACTAACTATTTTTGTTTTTATTAACAGCGTAGTTGGATTGTTTTTTGTTGATTACACATTAAACAACATACTAATCATGTTAACAAGTTTTTATGTTTTGAACATCCTAGGAGTATGGATGACATTTCATAGATATTATAGTCATAAAAGTTTTGCACTAAATCCCGTGCTTAAATGGCTGTTCTCTGCTATTGCTTTATTAACAGGTCGCGGCAGTATTTTAGGATGGGTTTATTTGCATAGACTGCATCATGCATATAGTGACCAAGACAAAGATCCGCATAGCCCGCATAATTTAGGATATAAATTATTTGGCTTTGGACACATGAAACAACAAGAGGGTGAAATGAAGATATTCTTAGTTAAAGAATTAATGACACCGGCTCAATTGTTTATACACAAATGGTACATGCTTTTATTACTGCCTGTGATTTCTGTATTAGCTTTAATAGATCTGCAATTATTCTATTGGGCTTGGCTAGTTCCTGCCATGCTAATACAAATTAGTACCAGCAATTTTAATTATTTTGGTCATAGGTTTGGTTATCGTAATCACGAAACAAAAGATCATAGTAGAAATAATGCATGGCTTTGGCCCATTATACTGGGCGAAGCATGGCACAATAATCATCACAGCGATGCAAAGAATCCCAGCACAACATATAAATTCTGGGAAATAGATCCTTTGGCATGGATGATTAAACTAGTATGTACAAAGTAAAAAAATACAATAAATTAACCAAGTCAGAACTAAAACATTTTTGGGATACTATAGAATCGGAATGTCAAAAAGATTCCAGTCCTGCCATGGTCAATATGCACAGCAAAACTTGGCGAAATGAAAATAATACTCTGCGCTATATATTGGAAGTGGACGACAAATTCAATCTCGGTGAATACTTTGTGTTGTTTGACGATGAACTACCTGTGGCCAGTGGCGGAGTTTACTTCAGTGAATGGACTGATGATATCGCAATGGCGGGTATCAGAACATGGGCACACACTGAACATAGAAACAAATTATTGGTCGCTGAATACATTCTTCCCGCATGTAAAGCATGGGCAGTTGAAAACAAATGTAAATCTATTACGTTGACATTTAATGATTACAATAAAAATTTAATCAAAGTATGTATTAGAACTCGTGCCGGTGAAAGTGCTACTAGAATTTCTGGCAGAACTCCGCGACGATTATTCTATAATGGTGCAAATGTACTTGACTTTCCTTTGGAAATCAACTATACTAAGCAATGGCTGATATACGAAAAGTTAGACAGTGAATTTTTATTTAATTGGGAAGAATTTAAATGGCGGGACAAGATGAAGATAGTAAAGAGAAAACTGGGTTAAATTCCAGCCCTGCTCGCGGCTCTTTCCACATCGACAATTTAATCAAGCATGTAGAAAATGGTACAAAGTCTGCCGAAGCCGCCGAAGAAATGTTGGACTTTTATAAATCGCATGCCGAACTACGTCAAGAACTAGAAGCCACAGAACAATGGCGCGAAGATAACATGGAGTACGATCTGCGTAGTAATACTTGGATCTGTGACAAAGTCAAAGGCGATGATGTTTATGCACAAAACTTATATGCCGCCATGTGTAACAATGACTTTCAACGCAATGACATGATACCTATTCTAAAAGATCAAAAATGGAGTTGTAGTTGGAGACATGCCGGTGGTATTATTGCAGACATGCAAGAAAAAGGTGACTACATTGACTGGTACTGTAGCGGTATAAAAAATGCTGGTCCAATAGAACAAAGTGAATGGGATAATTTAACTTTGGAACAACAACTACGATACAAGGAAACAGAAGCCTATGTATCGGAAAGTGTGGTCACTGACGAAATTCGCAGTGACTTAAAGAAACTAGGTTGGCTAGTTTTGGTAGATAACAACGAAATGGAAATATAAAATGGCTAGAATTACCAGTGAAAAAGCAGTGGAAGCAGTGGGAAACAGATTTGATCTAGTGTTGATCGCTAGTCAACGTACCCGAGAATTGAAGCGTGGCGCTATGCCAAAAGTTTCAAGTAAAAATAGCGCAGTAGTAACAGCATTGCGTGAAATCGAAGCAGGCCACATAGGTCGTGATTATTTAAAACGTATTAGATAATCAAATTTATCTTCTGATGACTTGTGCATCTATATAAATATTGTATGAGATCATCAGAAGATAAAGAATTGCTAGTGTCCAGATTCACTGACACTATCTATGTAGAAGAATTTCTACAGCCTGAAGAAATCCAGTATCTAGTCGAGTTGTTTGATAACTCAAACAACAAAATTTACAAGAACACAGGACCAGTGACCTGCGATTCTATTATGAAAGATCCTATTCTAGAATCTATAGTAGAAAGACTCCGACCTTTAATTGGTGATTTTAAGATTTATTCTGCGGCATTCTTTAATGTAAAAACGCCGCATATCATACACAATGATGACGAGAAGTCATTTCCTTTGACTTATAAAGCAATTACATTGCCATTGAAATTAGAGTATTTTGTGGTTTCTACAGAGCTACCCAGTCTATGTATCTTTGATCAGTATTACTTGGAAGGACCAAGTAAATTTTTTAATGGCTCCAATAATATTCCTACATATTATAATCAACAAGTCTACGAATACTCTCAAGTACAAAACAAATCCTTGACTGGTATCAGTGCCAATGACATGCAGAAATATCTAACACATATAAAACCAAATTGGTTACATGGACTTAGTTTAAATTCGATTCATGCATGGAAGCCGGGATCTGCAATTATATTCGATGCATTAAAACTTCATTGTGCCAGCGACTTTAGACAGCGCGGCATTATCAGCAAACTGGGTATCAGTATTTTTACATACACTGATTAATTTTACAAAAATAAAATTTTACTGTCGTTGACATTTTTTGCGGCATCTTCATAATCTTGGAATACTTTTATGTAGGTAAGGTCAAACAAAAGACTTGTTCTTTTACCTACATAATTATCCACTGCATGTATCGCTGAATTATTAATTAGATACCATTTGTTAAGATCAAATTTATATCGATTTATTTCTGTCAGTTCACTTTTTTCAAACATTCTAGCAGCCACGGTATTACTAATATCCTTTTGTTTGTAAAATACAGTATCAGCCGCGCCTTCTACTACATAGATTATACTCATCTTTCTAAAGGTATCTGTATGCGGCGGCAGTTCGTTGATACTTCGTTGCAGTGTTATATATTCTAAAAATTTTCTATTAATTTTGTGACCATGAAAAATCTCATCAAGGAAATTCATATGCTCTGGCCATTTCTGCAATTGATAAGATCCAGCCGTTTCAACTTCAAAATCATCCTGAACCATACTTTTACCCTGTTCTATTCTTTTGAACCTTTTTCCGTAATGCTTGTACTGTTCATAATGTTTGATTATTTTTTCAGAGACTTCTGTGCCCAATGGCGGCCAGTTTAACTCAATGGCATTATTCATATAAATCAATGCCCGTGTTTAAGATTTGCAATCAATTTAGATACATTGTCAGTGGTAAACGGTACATTGAGAATCAGATGTATGCTGTTGTCGACCCAGCTAATTGTTCTATGTGTTCGTCTAGTGTTAATGTAATAAGCCCGGCCTTCTTCAATTTGGAGTTTTGTATCGGTGCCGATTATCCAGTCATAGTCATAGGTTCCGCAATTTTTTAAAAACACTGCAATTCTAAATGTTTCTCTTGGTATTTCAGGATGGTCCCTGTGTGGAGTAAAATATCCGCCCATGTTACTTTTTACTAAAAATGTTCTGCCCAATGGAGAGAATGTATCCAATAAAGGATGTAAACTGGGACAATTTTGGTAAACTTCTGTGTGGTGAGAAAACTCTTTCTCAAATACTTTTCTACCGGCAGCATGACTGGCCTGTGCTTGGCTGGGATTATCCTGATGTGTTTTGCCTTCAAGGTTAGTAACCGCTAGACCTTTTCTATTATTAAGTCTATCTGCTCTTGGCAAATAATCTACCCAGTCACTGTCAAATTTCGCAATTTCACGATTGAACTGTCCTGGATCTATAAAAAAGTTTAAAGATTCAAAGTCTCCCAGTGTTAATAACGCTAATTCATCCGTGACAGTTTCTTGGCTAATTGTGGCGCTGTTATATTTGGTGGGTCTTCTCACAGCATGTTTTTTACCTACAATAATATTTTTGTTATTCATATTATAATTTATTATCTCTATTCAGAATACAAGATGCACATTGCGATTATCAATCTCACCGATACTACCTGCAAAAGACTGTTATTGTGATAAACGACATTAGAGATTCGACTATCTTGAATAAATATCAATATGCATATACAGTTTAAATCAATGTACCCTGAATTCAAAGAAATAGTGGATCAATGTATATATCTAGGCAAGCAATACGCTGATTGGCCGAATAACGAAGACGGCCAGCTGGCTATTCAAACAGATGATCCAAATATAGATAACTGGACTTCTGGAATAGGAAAAAGTGTTGCAAAAACTCCCGAGTGGGAGCAACAATTTAAATATATTCAACCAAGTTTAATTGGCACGCCCGTAGATAAATATATCAAATGGCTAGGTATTCCCGTTTATCGAGCAAGAATTATGTTATCTAAATCTAAATCTTGTTACAGTGTTCATAGTGATCACAGTCCAAGATTGCATTTACCGTTGATAACTAATAAGCAATGCAATTTTTTAATAACAAATCCGATACAAATGTTTCATCTACCAGCAAATGGAATGACAACTTGGATTGATACAACTAAACCACATACTTTTATGAATGGCAGTTTGGAAAATAGATTACATCTAGTAATGATAACAAAGGAATAATATGATCACAATTACAGAAAACGTTGATACAAAAGTATCGTCAATCTTAAAAGAAGAAAATGATCCTACCGCAAGTCTACGAGTATTTGTGCAAGGCGGCGGCTGTTCAGGAATGAGTTATGGCTTTACTTTGGAAACTGAACAAAATGAAGATGATTTTGTCATCGAACAACAAGGAGTAAAATATCTTGTTGATGCAATGAGTATGCAATACTTACAAGGTTCTGTCATTGATTACAAAGAAGACATTGAAGGTTCAAACTTTGTAATTAAAAATCCCAATGCAGAAACCAGTTGTGGTTGCGGCAGTAGCTTCAGCGTATGATGGTCAGTAAAATCACTGAAGCAGTGATCTACGAAAGTCCGGATGGTGGCGAAACCATCTATGTGCGAGAGTCGGGTAGTAGTCAACGACAACTTCACGTCCAAAGTCCGCGAGCAGTTAGTCTTCATGAACAACTAAAAGAAGATAAACTTTGGGGCGATATACGCAGAGTTGCCAAAACCAATTCCGCATTAAAACACGCATTAGACGAAGCTATTCTAATCTATACTTTATCAAAATAATTGACATAAAATCTCTTCTGTAGTATAATATACAAATATTACTGGAGAACCTATGAGTATGCATCTTCATCACCCTAGCCTTAGCTACAACGGCAAGAAAAAAGGCAAGGTTAAATTTGCCAGTGCGGCAGCAAAACACAAGGCGGAACAATTGGACAAAGAATGGAAAGAACTCCAGGCTAAATGGGGAGTAGACGCAGAAGAGAAAAAGCGTAAGCGAGCGATGTCTGCCGAACCTTTGGATTATAAACTGTCTGCACCTGTGGGCAGAGAAACACAAAAGATTGCCAGTCGAGACACTGGACATAGTGGTGCAGTTAAAACTAAAGGTATTCCACAATATACAGGTACAAAAGTTTTGGGTATCGGTACTATGCATAAAAGTAATGCTGTTCCAATTTTCAGTAATGAAGAAGCCATTGCAATTTCATCAATGCGCCGATAAATAATAGTTAAGAGGAAATATAAATGACTTATGTCGTAACAGAAAACTGCATTAAGTGCAAACACACAGATTGCGTGGCTGTTTGTCCAGTAGATTGCTTCTACGAAGGCCCAAACTTTCTAGTAATTAATCCCGACGAATGTATCGACTGTGCAGTGTGTGTGCCAGAATGTCCCATTGATGCAATTTATGCTGACACTGATTTACCAGAAGATCAAAAAGTCTTTATAGAATGGAATAAAGAATTGAGTAAATCTTGGAAGAGAATTACTAAACAAAAACCCGCCCTGCCTGATCACGAGGAATGGAACGGTAAACCCAACAAACGTGATTTATTAGAAAGGTAATTGAAATGGAATTTGCAATTTATAGAAGTGCCACTGAAATTAATTCAGCCATGGGCCGTGTTTATGGACACATGAGTCTAGCAGTTATCATCAGCATGATTGTTAGTTATTTTGTAGGAACTACTCCTGAACTATTAGAATTTTTCTTTACAGGCGTATTGAAATGGATTGTAATCTTTGCGCCACTTGTTGCAATTTTTGCAATTAGTTTTGCCATGGAAAAGGTAAACAAACAAGGTGCTCAACTCATGCTCTATGGATTTTCAGCATTAATGGGATTGAGTTTTGCTACAATCTTCGCTATGTTTACTATGGGTAGTATTGTAAGTGCATTCATGGGAGCCGCAATTTTGTTTGCTGTGATGAGTGGATATGGCTATTTTACCAAACGTAGTTTGGATAGTGTTGGCAAATTTATGTTTGTAGGTTTAATTGCTATTGTCATTGCCAGTATTGTCAATATCTTCATCGGTAGTACTGTTATGCAGATGGTGATTTCAGCATTGGCTATCATCATCTTCCTTGGATTAACTGCTTATGATACACAAAAGATTAGAGAAGAAGTTAGTTATGAAACTAACGGAGTTGCTGAAGTTCGCGGTGCGCTAATTCTGTACATGAATTTTATTAACTTGTTTCTTAATTTATTAAATTTATTTGGAGATAGAAAATGACATTGGCATTGAAAAAAGGACAGACAGTAGACCTTGGTGTAGTATATAGAATTAACCCCAACGGACTTCATGAAAGCGTGAGTATCAAAGATCTGTTCGAAGGTAAAAGATTATTGGTATTCATGGGTCCGGCACCATTCAGTAAATTAGATACTGAGCAAGCGATTGAATTTGAACGTCAAAGTAAAAAAATTCTTGCATGTAAAATAGATGACATTATTGGATTATATGTTCAAGATGCATTTGTCATGAAGAAGTTTCAAGAACATGTGCAGGCTGTTGCTGGTACAAACAATGTTCAGTTTTATGGAGACGGTGATGGATTCTTTGTTAAAGCAAACAACTTATCGCACGATTTTACATTTGAAGGTCTAAGTACACGATGCGGAAGATGGGCATTTGTCGTCAATAATGGCGTTATAGAATATGTAACAGTCGACGATTATTCTGTAGTAGAAACAACCAGTGCCAATAGTATTCTAAAACAATTAAAGAATGAAGCCTAAGTTTCAAAAATTATATAACAACATCGCCCACGAAGTAGCCAAAATGAGTCATGCTCGTAGGCTACAAGTGGGCGCCGTTATTGTTAAAGACGACAGAGTTATCAGTATGGGCTACAATGGCATGCCCGCAGGTTGGGATAACAACTGTGAAAGCGAAGAAACAGAATTTGATCTTGTTACTAAAACTCGAACAGGTAATGGTATATTGACAACAAGACCAGAGGTACTTCATGCAGAAAGTAATTCTATTGCAAAATTGGCCAAGTCTAATGACAGTGGTGACGGTGCAGACATTTTTATTACTCATGCTCCTTGCATGGAATGCAGTAAACTTATATTTCAATCAGGCATTCGTAGGGTTTTTTATAGTGAAAATTATAGAGACGATAATGGAATCAAATTTCTTAAACAAAGCGGAGTAGAGGTAATCAAACATGACGAATAAGTGGACAATTACACTGGAAGAAGCAGATGACGGCAGCGGTGATTTGGTTATGCCGTTGCCACAAGATTTGCTCGTCGGAGCAGGCTGGCAGGAAGGCGACACGCTTAACTGGACAGATCTGGGCAATGGCGCTTGGAGTTTGACAAAGCAAGTGCATGATGTTACAATAGAAGAAGAGGAAGCGTGGCGCAACCTCGAAGCAAAACAATCAAAGGCTTGACATGGCAGACATTATGGTGGACATTGAAACCCTTGCCACCACTCCTAATTCGGTGGTAATTACCATAGGCGCAATTCGCTTTGATCCCTTTGCCGATGATCGTGAAAGTTTCGAAGGCGACAAGATCCTCATGGATACTTTCTATCGTCGAATAGACCCTGCTAGCTTTACGTGGCCCAGTGCTCACATTGATGACAACACTCTGGCTTGGTGGAGTAAACAAAAACCTGAAGTACAACACGAAGCATTCACAGACGATGATAGACATCCTATTCAACAAGTAATGTTAGACTTTTATCGTTGGTGCGGCAGCTATAACAATATGTGGGCCAATGGTCCTGCCTTTGACATTGTTATTTTAGAAGAAGTGTGTAAACAACTTAAACGAGGTGCGCCATGGAAGTATTGGCAGGTAAAAGATACTAGAACAGTCTATGGCCTAGTAGAACACGAACGTCCTAATCCGAGACTACACCATGCCGCTTGGGATTGTTGGAGTCAAATTGTGGCACTACAAAGTTGTTTCAGGAACTTAAATATAACACAATACCCTGAGAGAAAATAATGGAAACGAACGGCAAGGACACACTGAGTTGGTTACACGGCTTAGAAGATTTTTTAAAATTTACAGATAGAGATGAAGCAGTAGAATATGTGCATCATTATCTAAACTTAAATTACTCAGACGATCCGCTGAATACTGTTAAAAAATTAATAATCTCTGCCAAAGAAAAAACCAGCGAAGAAGATTTTCCCAAGGTATTGACTTTTGTGCTGAAAGCATTCAAGGCAATTGCAACTGACAGTGAAGAGAATATTGAAGTAGATGAATGGGCCAAAATTGCTAAAATTATGTTTCCCGACGAAAAGATATTTTTTCAACTGCACAGATATTTCAGACACGAACAAAGTAGTTCGGATGCTATATCGGATGCATTTAGTAGGGGTCAAATACAAAGTAAACTTTGGCTTGCAGATGAATTATATAAGATACAAAAAAATCACGATAACGTGCTGGTGCTAGCAGGATGGTTTGGACAATTCAAATCGATATATGTTAAAAAGTTAACTTACAGTAAAATGAGATTTGTAGACTTGGACCGTCTGAGTTGTGAAATCAGCGATGGTGTGTTCAATTTATATGATCTAGAAAACTATAAAGTTAAAAGCTCATGTGCAGATATTAACAATATGATATTACATAAAAACGGCTACGAATTAGATTTGGAAAATTTTACGACTGGTAAAGTACTTAAAGAAAAATTCTTGCCAGATTTAATTATTAATACCAGTGCAGAACACATGGATGAAGAATGGTTCGATCAAATTCGATTTAAAGAAATGGAAAGTAATCCAATTGTCGCTATCCAAAGCAATAACTTATTCGATATACCCGAGCATATTAATTGTGTGCATGGCATTGATCATATGAAGAAAAAGTTTCCAATGAAAGAAATTTTATTTGAAGGTGAACTTCAATTAAAAGGGTACAAACGAGTCATGCTAATCGGCAGGCCTTGATAAGTACTTACAGCGGCCTTTGAGCATCATCCCGCTTTACAAATTCTGCTGCCTATGCTATAATTAACATAGGAGAAAACATGGCAAATCTACAACCTGTACAATATATGTACACATCAACAAAAGAGTATCACGACGCATTTCCCTGCGCTTATCGTCAGTGGAGGGCAGATAGTCACTGTAACACAATTCATGGCTACTCGTTTAGCATGAAGTTTTACTTTGGTACCAACTATCTAGATGCACGAAACTGGGCAGCTGACTACGGCGGCTTAAAAGAACTTAAAGGTGTATTGGAAAGTCAATTTGATCATACACTACTTGTTTCCGAAGATGATCCTCATATGGATCTGTATCTAGAAATGCAAAAGCGTGGCATTGCTAAACTTACTATACTACCAAAAGTAGGTTGTGAAGGCCTAGCAGATCAGCTTTACAAGTACGTTAATGGTGTGTATATCCCGGATTATCTAGGACATGGTGAGGCTCAACGCTTGTGGTGCTATCGTGTAGAAGTACGTGAGACACAAAGCAACATGGCTTTTAGAGAAGGTCATCGTGAATGGAATGAGAATTTGTTTGCGTGAATAGCTTAGAACGTATTTGGGCTAGAGCAACAGGACACCTAATGGGCACGTCGGATCATGATCGCCCCGACGTGCCCATACTTACCTTACGTGAAGCAAGGATTGCACTGTTCTTTAAAACATTTTGGGTAGTGATCCACGTTGTTACCTGCTTTTTTATTATAGCAAATACTATTCGTCATTGGTAACACAATGCGGACACTCACAGTCGGGGCAGGTATCACATTCACAGCCCGTATTGCAGTGATGTTGACAACTACAGGCTAGACATTTACAAGCGACGGTGAACCTCTTGTAAGAATCATAGTCGTCCATGTAGGTTTCCATTATAGGTCTGCTTCGAATAACTCAATACATTCATTCCAGTGATGAATACGATCTGCTAGTCCCAGTGTACCGCCATTGATTCGTTTAGACAATAAGACTACGTCACCCTTGTCGCAGATATCGTTTAATTTATTTTTATGCCAAAACCAACAGGCACTTAAAACTGCGTATTCTGGTTCACAGACTAGATCTGGATTTTGTACAAGACAATCATCACCAAACAAGTCTTTGCTACACTGTGTGTAATTTGCACGTCCTGTGAGTTGCACTAGTCCACGACCACGGAATTTAAATCCATCACCGCTGGCTTCAGGGCCGTTGCCCATGCGATTAGCATAAACTCTATTGGCAATCTTCTCTGGTTTTCTTGCATAAGGTGTGGCTGTTGCTAGATCAGGGAAGTATTTTTTAAATGTTCCTACAAGACCCTTATCACTATAATTTAAGTTTTCTACTAGTGCAGTAAAGTCTGCGCTTTCGTGTTGACATTGGCTGATAAAACCAGCAACTCTAGCTGGGGTAACAATGGCAAATTGTGGTAATTGATTGCATAAACCCTCGTACCATTCGTTGGGGTTTTTATTTTTCTTGATGCATTTTGCCAGCATCTCGGCAGTGAATTCAAAGGTAAAGTCCATGATTGTCTCCTATATGAATATTTACCTTTTTACAATCAAACTAAATTTATGTCAGGTTGACTCGTTTAACTATGTCTTCAAATGCAGGCCGAGGATATACTTTTTCTACATTAGACGGAGAAAACGGAATTCGTTTAAAGCTGTCAACTCTGGGGTCAAAATATTTATGCCAAGAGTGTTGATCTTTACCGTATCCCACTCCCATAATAAATCTAAAATCCAATGCTCGTGGATCATTATCTATGTTAAAAATCTCAGTGGCTCGTTTATAATTATTACAAATATTTTGACACATTCCAGTTTGTATGCCTTTGTTAGCAAGAGACAGCATTATATATGCTGAAAATATGCCAATTTCTATATTTTCTGTTTGTCTCTGGCCGCCGTCGATGTCATTGGTTCTGTGTTTCCCTTTTCCAAAGCCGTCAAGTGTTCCTCTAATTGATTCAGTTTCGTAGCGCACTTCCAAGTCACCAACCCATCTAGCACTAAAACCCAGTAACCAAGGTGCAAGTACTTGTGGATTTCCGGGATCTTCTTCAATGGTTGCATGACCGTTTCGTTGACATATGGTCATTATTTCTTTTCTAATAGCAGGGTCATTATTTCTTAACAAATGTACTTGATATGGAAATTGCAGATTCTTACTTGGAATATGCTGATATACTTCTTGTAATGCTGACAATATTATACTTTCTTCAGGTACAGCATCGTCCCAAGCAAATGTTGTATGCCTGGCTGTTATCAGTGGGATCCAGTCCATGTCAACTCCTTAATATTATTATTGATACATTGTGCCAGCATCTCGTCTGTAAAATCAAAGTTCATAAATGTCTACTATACAGTTATTTATCCATAGCTCTGTCTAAAATTAAATAAATACACATATTATAAGGAGATAAAATCATGTTAGAAACATTATTTTGGTTAGCACTGGGTGCTTTTATTGGTTGGAATTTTCCACAACCACAATTTGCGAAAAATATACAAGCCAAAGTATTGGCTATGCTTAAAAAGGATTAATCATGGCATTAATTGATTCAGTATTAAACTTAATTAACAAACAACCTAAAGATCCAGATGCACCTAAGCCTCCAGTGGGATCACGTAGTGAACGTGAAGCAAAATTAAAAGATCGAGCAGGTATGGTTATTAGCGTATTTGCTTTGCTTTTGGCAGTCAACGCATGGTATGGTGGCAAATTGTCTAGCACAGTATTAAACAATACGCTGGGTGCTAACAACACATGGGCACAATATCAAGCTAAAGCAGGTCGTGGCGTTACATACGAAATTGCCGCAAAGACCGCATCTGATCCAAAACTACGTGCAGAATTCCAAGCCGAGAAAGAACGCATGGATGAAGATAAAAAAGAACTTGCTGTTAAAGCACGAGCTATGGAAGCTGAACGAGAAATTGCTAAAAAATCTAGTCCATGGATTGGTTATGCGTCAACAGCTTACCAACTGGCCATTGTTGTGCTATCTGCTAGTATTTTAGCAGTCAGCGTAGGCATGTTCTGGGGTAGCTTTTTTGTTGCAGGGCTGGGCATATTACTAAGCCTAAACGGCTTGTTTCTTTGGATGTAATGAAAAATACATTATATTAAACATAAATATAACATTATGAAAAAACTAATCACCCTACTATTCGTACTGGTTTCCTCACTAGTCCAGGCACAGATGCCAGGTTCCACAGTACCCTTACCCGCAGATATTGCCGCAATTAAGAAGGCCAACGTTCTTGTTGTGGCAATGACTAAAAAAGATGTTCCACCTTTCTTCTCAGGAGAAGGTGACAACATTCGAGGTCTTGACGTTGAAATTGCTCGACGTATTGGAGTATTACTTGGAGTTCCTGTACAATTCAGACGTGATGCAGAAAGCTTCGCTGAAGTCGTAGAACAAGTTCGTGATGGTAAAGCAGACATTGCAGTCAGTAAATTATCTGTAACTGGTCCACGTTTACAAGTTGTCAAGTTCAGCGCACCTTATGTTAAACTAAGACAGAGTTTGGTTATTAACCGATTGTGGCTAAGTCAAAACAGCAAAGGCAAAGAAGTTTATCAAGTTATCCGTGATTTTAACGGCAAGATTAGTTTTATACGCAATTCAAGCTATGACACATTTGCTCGTATTAACTTCCCTAACGCAACATTCCTTCCAGAAGATAAGTGGGACGTAATCATTGACAATGTTACAAAAGGCACTATTGCAGCCGCTTATCGTGATGAATTTGAAATCAAGAAAATTGCTTTTGAAAAGCCTGATGCGGCCATTACTACAAAGAGTATCACAATATCCGACAGTGTAGATAACATTGCTATCGCAGTAAATCCACGAGCTATTCAATTATTAAGCATTGTTGATTATGTGATTAAAAATGAATTCAGCAACATTGACACTAAAAAGTTAATGGATCGCTATAAAGCTGAAAAGAAATAAGGATACAAAATGAGATCAATAACAATATTATTTGCTACCGCAATATTTTCTACGGTATGCCAAGCAACATGGAACCCTAGTGAGGCAGAGGTCGCATTAAGTGCAAAAGAAGATGCTAGAGATATTGCATTATTTAAATTAATGACACCTAGTGCTGATGAAATCAAATTAAGTGCCAAAGAAGATGCAAGAGACCTTGCACTATATAAACTACTTGCAAAATAAGGACTTACTATGACAACAGCACATTTAAAAAGTTTCCTGGTTAGTCCATGGACTATTCTTGGATCAATTATCGTAGGTATTTTAAGCGGAGTATATGCTCCTGAGTTCAGCATAGGACTGGACAGCATTGGCAGTATCTATATTAGTTTATTAAAGGTAGTTGTACTACCATTCTTGTTGGCAACTATTCTAGTTGGTATTATTGGCTTGCTACAAAAAGAAGGCAGTCAAACTTTAATCCGCAGGATTATCATTGGCTTTGTCAGCAGTATGTTTATTGCCGCAGTCATTGGTGTAGGTACTGTAATGATTACAGGCACAGAAATGACACCTGAGAAGAAGACACAGCTTGGTGTTTTAGTCAATGACAAAGACAGTGGCACTGATTTGAACATCACTCTTAAAGAACCAATGCCAGTGGCAGCAGAAGTTAGTGCTGGTAAAATGGCAGAAAAGTTTATCCCAGAAAACATTTTCAACACATTAAACAATGGTGAGAGTTTAAAGATCGTTATCTTCTGTTTAATCTTTGGTGTAGCATTAGGACACTTAAAAACAGAGGGTCAACGTATGTTGGTTGAAGTTCTAAAGAGCGTTCAACAAGCAAGTATTAGTATTTTTAAATTCCTAAACTACTTCCTACCAATTGCCTTATTAGCAATGATTTCATCGCAGGTTGGCAAAGTTGGCGTTGGTATTTTTATGACCATGTTTGACTTTGTATTCCAACAAGCAATTGGTGGATTCTTAGTGATTGCTCTAGGTACAGTAGTAATTTGGATGCGTAGTGGATTGAGCCTTGCTACTGTTATCCGTGAAACTAAAGAAACATTAATTGTTGCTGTGAGTTCACGTAGTAGTTTGGCTTGTATCCCATATGCACAAGAAGCACTACACAAGTTGAAGTTCGACAAAGGTGGAGTTGAACTAACTGTTCCACTAAGTTTCACTGTTAACCGTATTGGTAGTATTGTTTACTATGCTATTGCTACAGTATTCATTGCTAATATCTATGACTCACCATTAGGTTTAACAGGACTAGCAGTTGTATTGTTTGGTAGTATCTTAGCTGGTCTGGCAAGTGCAGGCACAACAGGTATTCTTACAGTTGCTACAGTGGCAGTTGTCTGTGACTTGTTAAAACTACCAAGTGAAGCTGTATTAGTATTACTAATTGCAGTTGATCCATTAATGGATATGATTCGCACAGCAAGTCACGTACACGGAAACGTAGCAGTCACAGCATTTGTCTGTGACAAAGAGGCACCGGAAAGTGGACAAACTTAAAGATTTTCTTTTAAGTTTATTGACATACATAGGCGAAAGTCCATTTCGCCTATTCACTGTTGTATTCTTATGTATACTGGGCTTCGGTGGCTGGATAGTTTATTCTGAAAAAGATAACTTTATGGCCAGCTACCGTGCTCAGCAGGCATTGCCTAAGATGAATGGTCGGTATGAAGAAGCATATAATTTCTTGTTGAAGCACACAGATGTAGAACTTGTGTCTATCATGGAAGTCAACACATTAATAAACACAAGAAAAATTGTGTTCTTGGCCACACGCAATGGCGGAAAGATTAAAGAACACAATGGATTAGACGTTGGGTTGTTTAGTAAAAACTATGACAACAACAATGATGTCATAGGACTAATGTCCGGTAAAATTCCTTGTAGTCCATATCTCAAACCGCAGAGTCTTATTGGCTTTACTTATAAAGATAGTGGTGTTAACTATATGTGCCGTATCAGTGTGCCAGCAGAACCCGGTGTATTCATAGGACAAATCAGTGTAGGTTGGAAAGAACAGCCTGCAGATGTCGAAGCGGCACAAACAGCATTAGTCATTGCTTCTGCGTTATTATTTAAAAAATGAGACTTCCTACTGTCATTGCTGTTGGTATTTTTATAATCATTGTATTTTTTATACTATGAAACGTTTAGGTATATTAGGTGGTATGGGTCCTGCAGCCAGTGCCGAGTTCGTTAACAGGCTTATAGCACAAACTCCTGCAACATGCGATCAAGAACACATACCTTTTGTTTTGTGGAACAATCCACAAATCCCAGACCGTAGTACAAGTATGCGAGCTGGTGACAACAAACCATTACCGTTTTTACTGGAAGGAATTCGAGGCCTAAAAGCCGCAGGCTGCGATACTATTGTTATACCCTGTAACACTGCACATTTTTGGTTCAATGATATAATTAAAATAAATCTTGGCACTATTCATATTGTCGACAGCGTGGCTAATGCATTGCGTGATGTAAAAGTAACTAATACAACTATAGGCGTTATAGGAACACAAGCTACTGTAGAACTAGGATTATATCAAACTAGATTAAATGATCAGGGATGGAATTGCATCGTCCCATCTAAAGAAGAAATGTCGACATTGGTGCAACCTGCCATTGATCTAATTAAGAGTGGCAAACTTGAACAGTCACATCCAATGTTTATGTCTGTAGTGGATAGTTTGATAGCACGTGGTGCTCAAGCAGTGGTATTGGGGTGTACTGAAATACCATTGGCAGTCAAGGAAGACAACCATAATGGTATTCCATTAATCAACAGCATAGACAGCTTGGTCAAAGCGGCTATTAAAGAATTCAGCAGGCCTTAAAAGTTATTTGTTGGCCAGGGGATTGTCAATAGCTTTTTGTATCTTGCTATCAACTTCTTTCTTTAGCTGTTCAACTTCACGATTGATTTCTCTGCGAGCTGATGTAAATTCACTGTTGATTTCTTTACGTGTTGATTCCATGTCTTTACGGATTGCGGCAGCTTCTGTTCTTGCTCGTTCTAAGTCTTCACGTACTGCTTTACGCATTTCGCGCATTTCGCTTTCAGTTTCACGCTGTGCATTTTTAACACTGCGCTCTACTTGTTCCGTAACGGTTTCATTGCGACGAATATCATTCTTCAAATCAACTTTAATATCACGAGTATAGTCAGCACCTTTTTGGCTATTTTCTTCTATGACTGCTAGTCGTTTGTCAAAACCACTTAGGTCTGGCGCAGAGTAATCAGCAATCTTTTTCTTCATGCCTTGATAGTCCTTGTATACTTCAAAGGTACCATAAAGTCCGCCTAGTATAGATGACACTAGTGTAAATGCCACCATTAGTTTTGCTGGCGTAAATTCATATCCACCAATACTGATAACAGTGTCCTTGCTGGCATATTTCTTTGCGGCTGCTTCGAGTTCATCAACTTTAGCGTTTACGTCTTTAATTTCTTCTGTCATTTTATTTTCCTTTATCTATATTGTAGGTTCACCAAATCTTGGTGTAATTTATCACTAGACAATTGACGCAAAACTTTTGCATTGTCTACATTCACTTGATTCTTGTAAATCTCTTTTGGTGCATAGAATGCTACATCAGGTATCATCATTGAATATGCTTGATATCCTGCGGGCTGTGTTGCCATGCCAGCAATATCCACACGTCCAGCCAGTTCATTTGGCTGTACATTTCTGTTTACTGATTCAGTTTTTTGTTCTTGTACGTTATTACTTTGTAACATTGGGCGCTGTTCCATTGCATCATTTAATGCTGAACGTCCACCAATCTTAATACCTTCATTCTGCGGTACTTCTATTTCTGGTTGTTTACTACTATTTGTTGGTGCCTGCAAACTATACATATCAACTTGACCCTGCGACATGTTTGATGACGAAGACATACTAGGATCAGCAAATACACTTTGCGTTACTGGTCGTAAGCCACCGACATTGACTACACTAGTTTGTGATACACTAGCTACATTTACCACAGTCATTTGTGATTGACTGCTGGTTACTACTGTCGATCCAGTACTTGTACTAGACTGTGCCATACTGCTGGTAATGCTTTGTGTAGTTAATGTGCCTGCTACTGTTTCTGCTTGTTGCTGTGCTTGTTGTGCATCTTTGGCAGCGGCAGTTTCTGCAGCCTGTACAACAGACTTGGCCTCATTGCCTATTCTAGCTTGATTGCTACTAATCATACTCATAACATTGCCTAGACTAGGTCCCGTCTTATCACTTGCTGTTTTATTATCACCTGCTGTTTTAACTTCACCTGCTCGAGGTTGACTACCGCCGCCCTGCGGAGGAGGTTGATTTGCTGGTGGTGGTGAGCCAGGATTATTGCCTGGTCCAGGAGCTCCGGGTGGTGGTGGGCCTGCCATAGGTCCATCAGCAGGAGGAGGACTACCAAGCGGGGGTGGGCCACCAGGTGGTGGCGGAGCCGCTTCGTCAGGTGGCGGTGCCGGTCCAACGGTTTCAGGATTAACTACAACTGGATTTAGTTTGGCCATTGCATCGTTATAGCCTCTGCAACTAGGAGAGTATAGTGGATTGGTAGCACAAGGATCAACACTATATTTCAAACTAAAATTTACATTGATGATTTCCGGACCGTATGGTCCAACCCAATAATTATTGTCCCTGCCAACAAATCCATACTGGGCATTGCCAACATTAGATACACTGTATGCGTTGGTAAAAGTTTTACTGTACTCAAAGGTTCTCCAACCTTGTGTGTTATAGGACAAGTCCCAGTTGTAGTTTTCTACCACTTTTGAATTTGTATTGTTGTAGATGTTTACGTAAGCACTTAGAGTGTCGGTCATTCCGTTGTCCCAGCCGTTGCCGTTCTTGGCTTGAAAACTAAAATTGAAACCATTGACTTGTAATCCTGTACCACTGTTGGGCAATGCATTTTTAATAGCAACAGTTTGATTTAAGTCAGTTAATCCATATGAGAAGTTGATAACATTGCTGCCAACACCCCAGGCCCCAACTCTAGGAAGTGGACCACAATAACCCGGATCACCCCCTGCCCAGCAAGTTAATGGTTCTCCAATTGTGCCGGCGTTTTGCCAAGTAGAGGTAGTACTGTTAGCCTGACTAGTAAAGTTAGTCAAGTTACCGGTCGTATCAACTTGTTGACTGTTAGAATAACTTGTGGACAAGAACGCCAAGGATAGCGCCAATGCCAATTTTCTTATAAGTATCATCTATTTTTACCTCATCCAATTTTGGAATCTTATCTGGATTTGCATCCCAAGATGCTTTGGCTTGTTCACCGATCTTACCTTCATATGGGCACGGTGTTCCTGCGGCTAACATGGCATCAAATACTCTGCGATCTTGACACATAGTGGCAACTGCGGCTACTTTCATGCCCATGTCATATAATGTTTTAGATAACTTTAATCTTTCGCAATTCATGTCCCGAACAGTGCCGCCCGAACTTACACCGAAAACTTGTGTCTGCACACTACCACTACTACCAGTACTACACAAATCAGCATTACCACCCGACAACATAGCAGGAGCCACTGCTGTTGGAGGAGGCTGAATAATACGTTGTGTAATCTCAGTGGAGTTGATATTTCGATTAGTCATGTCACCTGTCTGTACGTTTTGATTAACGGCTGTACTAGCGTTAACATTATTATTAACATTATTACTTGTACTTGTACTTGTATTGACATTTCGATTTGTCATGTCACCGGTGTTGACATTGTTATTAGTGGCAGTGCTAGTGTTAACATTGTTGTTGTTATTTGTAGCTGTACTTGTACTAGCATTATTGTTATTGTATGTCATTGTACCACTATTGATGTTGTTGTTGGTGTTTACGTTGGTACTTGTACTTGTATTGACGTTGTTGTTATTGTACGTCATTGTTCCAGAGTTGACATTGTTATTATTGTATGTCATTGTTCCAGAGTTTACGTTGTTATTGTTAATAGTGCTTGTACCACTGTTGATATTATTATTTGTGTTTACACTGGTACTGTTGTTATTGTTTATATTGTTGCTGGTGCTATTAACAGCGGCTGTGCTGGCACTGGTGCTATTGCTAGTGGTATTGCTGTTTGAAGTAACGGTGCTGGTACTGTTGCTGGTGCTATTGGTATCTACTAGTGATTTAGAATCATAGCTTCCTTGATTAATTAATGTGGCAGTACCGGTTGTTGTTCCACCTGTTGTGCCTGATGTGGTGGTTGTTTGTGCTGATACAGAAATTGCAATGGCTGTCAAAGCAAAGGTAACAAGTGTTCTTTTCATGAGTTTACTCCTATACCATTAAATGGCTTTTTAGTATTTAAAGTAAAATGCGGTCGAGTAAAATACTATTAAAACTAATTACGTATAATGGTTATACTGACTTTTTTATAAATAGTCAATGAAACATATTTTAATTTTTCTAACTTCTATGGCGGCTATTACAGCATCAGCTCAACCAGCAACTACAAAAAAAGAAGTTTACTGTGATAAAATCGAAACAATGATTTCGATTTTAAAAGGACGAGACTATGAAGAATCGCCTATTTGGTTGGGCACGGAAAAGGACAGTAAAGCACCAAACTATTCCTTGTTTGTTAACCAAGAAACCAAAACCTGGACTATAATCCAATTCAACAAAGAAACAGCCTGCGTTCTAGGCGCAGGCGAGGATTTCATCGTACTTTCCAAAAAATCATACATTTAACCGTTTAACTTGACAGTTAAGCCATTAAGTGCTATTATAACGAATGTATCGTAACAGATACGTAATTAACCAACCGCGTAAAAGGAGGAGACTTATGATACGCATCATGAAAATCGTTGCTACTTTTGTAGGACTAATGCTGGTAGTTTTTGTGGCAAGATATGCCTACGACTACAAAGTAACGTCACTGAAAGCAGCTCAAAATTTAAATTCCAGTGTGATCACTGCTGAAGTTCGCAATACCCAACTCGACTGTTTGACCAGAAATATTTACTACGAAGCAGGACACGAACCCTTCGAAGGTAAAGTTGCTGTGGCCCAAGTTACATTAAACAGAGTCGACAGCGGAAAATTTCCCAATGACATCTGTAAAGTAGTTTACCAAAAAGACAATGCACTAGGACTGTGCCAGTTCAGTTGGTACTGCAACGGCGATGTAAGAAAACCCAAAAACTTGGCCGCTTATCGTGAAAGCGAGATTGTTGCAAAACAAGTTTTACTGGAAAAATTTAGACTACCAGGTCTAAACCATGCTCTTTATTTTCACGGAACATATATTAATCCGGGATGGAAAAAAGAAAAAGTAGCCATTATCGGCAATCATATATTTTACAAATAAGAAAGACTAAAATGAATATTTTCAAAACACTCAACGATTTTACCAGTGAGAGTGCAAAAAATCTGAAAGAGCAATTGGTCACAGTCAGTGCAGAGACACTTGGCTGGGTTGCTGTTATCCTTGTACACTTGGCTACTATTCCTACGTTAGTTGCCATACTAACTGGTCTCACTGAAAAGACTCCTCCGGTTGATCTAGTATTGTTAGCTTGGGCAGGTTTGTTCTTATTCTTTGTTAAAGCTACCATCAGTAAAGATATTTTAAATATTGTTACGATTGGCTTTGGATTTTTTATTCAAGCATGTTTGATGGCCCTTATCATTTTTAAATGATCAAGTTGGTTGTTAAGACACTAAAAGTAGGGGATGTTGAAGATCCAGACATATATCTAGGTGCTGTTTCCTACGACTGGTTACAGACCGATCATGGTAAGTATGTTAAAGAGAAGGCAAGAGATTTGACGTACCACCAAATACAGCCAGGCAGCGACTACTATTATGGATATCAATATAATATCACAGCAGTGTTTGAAGATGAAGAAGCAGTTATATACAAATTAAAATTTGGTGATGTCAAGTAATCCCACTGCACATTATAACAGTTCTAAGTTATGCTGGGAAATTCTCTTAGAAGAAGCTCAGGGTGATAGAATGGTGTTAGTGCATAAAGAAGCTAATACTGCACACAAGATGTTAAAAGAACGGGGAATTAAATTTATTGATGCAAAAGTCAGTAAATTCAGTGCCCCTATGTTATTAATCTCTGACTGGATATTTTGGCATCGGAATGAAGAAGAAATATTTGACTGGTGCACCGAAAGTCGTGTACAATGTACACTAGCAGGTATGATACTTGAATTTGATAGTCAAGAAGATAAGATGATGTTTATGTTGCGGTGGAGTTAATGTTTGATCCCATTGGCAATATTAGGAGAATCAAAATGGCACCTTGGACGATTTGGTTCGCTTGGCATCCAGTTTACACTGTCAACGATGAACGTGTTTGGGGTAAGCGGATTTATCGCAGAAAAATCAACACCTATGTTGATCACGATGATTGGTCACGATACGAGTATGGCAACATGTTCGATATATTAAAACGATGAATGAATTAGAACAAGAATACACAGCAGGGTTTACTACTAATGTTGAAAGCGAATTGACAGGCAAGGGCTTGAATGAAACAACCGTTAGACTTATCAGTGCCAAAAACAATGAACCCATGTGGTTGCTGGAGTTTAGACTAAGTGCTTTAAACA